CCGTCTCTTGTTATCTCTCCTTACAATGAACTGGCGGAAACTGGCGAGAACCAGCCAACAAAAGACCTGCTCAGCGCCTATATTCCAAGATTGGAAACTGCCGGTCGCTCAAATCTGTCGTATGGTCCTTTGGTTGCTAAGTGGGCGGAGACGTATCAAAACATTTGTCTTTTTGAGTGGCAAATCCATGCGTTGACTGGGCAACTTGCGCATGATGAGAATGGCGACCTTTTGTATCGTGAATCTTTATGCAGTACTGCTAGACAGAACGGAAAGTCAGTTGGCTTGTGTGCGATGATCGGTTGGTGGTTGACGGACTTTGCCAGGTTGCGCGGCCAGCCTCAAAACATCTTGTCGGTAGCTAACCGTTTGGATCGAGCGGAAGCAATCTTTAATAGTTTGGCTCCGTTGCTGGTGGACTTGTTTGGTGCTAAGGCGATGAGGACGTTTGGTCGTAAGTCGGTGACGATGCCGGACGGGTCTAGTTGGGAGGTTCGTGCAGCTTCTCCGAACTTGCATGGCGGATCGTATGATCTGATCCAGTGCGACGAGTTATTTAACATTAGCGATCGGTTCCTTGACGCAATTAGACCGACAATGATTGCGCGTAAATCTCCTTTGATGAGTTGCTGGTCAACCGCTGGGGATGAGTCAAGTACGGCCATGATTCATATGCGAGAGACGGCTATCTCGGAAATTGAGAACGGCGAGCAATCGCGTTTGTATTTTGCTGAGTGGTCTATTGGAGATAGGGACTGGCGCAACCCTGAAAACTGGGTTTACGCTAATCCTGCGTTGGGTAAAACGATCACGATTGAGGCGCTTCAGGCGGTGTCAAAGAAAGACAGTTTTCTACGCGCTCACCTAAATATGTGGATCAGTAGTCGAGGCAGCTGGTTGGAGGAGGGCGTCTGGGCGTCCTGCAAAATAGACGGACCTATGCCAGTCGGCGGTGTCCTTGCCGTGGAAATGTCAATGGACACAAACCGTTATGTGGGCGTGAGATCGTCAATGGTTGATGGTGTTGTGACGACATTTGTGGAGTTCATTGTGGATAACGAGACTGCGTTATGGTCGGAGATTGATCGAGTCATGGCCGACAAACTTGTCGCCCTGGCGATTACTCCGACACTGGAGATTCATGCACCGTTAGGTTTGCGTCGTCGTATGACCGTGGTTGGTCAAGCGGAACTAATTAAATTTACGGGTCTAGCGCAAAAGATGATCCTGGAAGGTCGCGTTAAGCATTTGGGGCAACTCACTTTGTCGGAACATATGAACCGAGCGGTCCTATTAAAAACGGGGATGGGGGTCACGCTCAGTCACAAATCGAGTCCAGGACCCATCGAGTTGGCTAAGTGTGCAGTGTGGGGCATCGCTCTCTCTAGCAAATATCAAAATCGCGCTAAACCCATCATGGTGGTCGGGTGAAGTATTGTGATGATGTGATGGGCAGGTGTCGGGCTTGCCCATCACACCTTTAACGATCGGAAACAACTGTGGGCATATTCTCAAGACAAGTCACAAAAGCAGCAGTCTCACCCGTTGACGATTCCCATAAGGCCGCAGCTGCTGGATCGTACGGCACCTACCAATCCAACCAGGGCGTTAACTTTATCGGTCAGTACTACGCCTACTATGAAGGCGAAGCCCGAAATCGTGCTAACAGTATCCCGACGTTAAGTCGAGCGCGTGACCTTCTCGCATCAGTTATTTCGTCAACACAACTCAAGATGTATTACGAAAAATTTAACGATGCAACAGGCGAAATGGACTGTGTTTACATTGCTCCGCGCACTTGGATACGTCAACCCGATCCGTCCATTCCTTATGCCACGCTCATGGCATGGACTTTAGATGACCTCCTCTATTACGGACGCGCCTTCTGGTTTATTACCTCTAGGACGGTTGACGGTTTCCCTGCGTCGTTTACAAGGTTGCCCGCTGGCTCTGTCAATACAACCGACCAGGCTGGACCCGTATGGTATGCACCTTCTAAAGAAGTGTATTTCCAAGGCGGAATGCTTGACCCAAACGATCTTGTGCAGTTTATTAGTCCGGTGCAGGGCATTGTTTACCAATCGCAGACCGCTATAGAAACGGCGCTTCGTGTTGAGTCATCGCGTTATCGCAATGCAGAAAGCCTTTTGCCTTCAGGCGTTTTGATGCAGACTGGTGGCGAACCTTTGTCGGCCCAAGAACTTGCCGACCTTGCAACAGCGTTTAACTCTGCTCGAGTAAACAACCAAACAGCCGCACTTAACGAGTTTCTTAAATACGAAGAAACTAAGGCGCTGCCGGACAATATGTTGATGATTGAATCCGCAGACTTCAGCGGAAAAGAGATGTGCAGGCTCGGCAATATTCCGTTTTACCTTGCTGGTTTTGACATTGGCTCGTATCAATACACGACCTCGGCTGGCGCTCGCGAGGACCTTTACCTGTTCGGTGCACGCCAGTACCTTGACTGTGTTTCGCAGACCCTCAGCATGAACAATGTTTTGCCTCGAGGAACGCTAGTCAAATTTGATATTGACTCGTACTTAGAGTCAATGATGAAAGACGAAACGATGACCGAAACTCCCGACGTCACAGAAACTATTGAGGAGACCAATTCATGAAACTAACTCTTTCCGCAGGCTTTGCAGTTGATGTTGAGGCCGCAGCTGGTGAAGCGCCGACCCGCACAATTTCGGGGGTGGCCGCACCTTATGGAGTTTCTGCAACTGTGAGCGACGGAACCTCGGTGCAGTTCGCACCAGGCTCGCTACCCGTTGACGGTAAAGCACCAAAACTGTTCATGTACCACGATTCAAGTCAGCCTGTCGGACTTGTGACTTCACGCACCGAAACGCCTGAAGGCATGATGTTTAGCGCCAAAATCGCAGACACCGTTGCAGGAAACGAAGCGTTACAACTCGCCAAAGAAGGCGTCCTAGACAATGTTTCGGTTGGTGTGGACGTTATTGATTCTTACCGTGACGACGACGGCACCATGATTATCACCTCAGCCGTATGGCGCGAGTTGAGCCTTGTCCCCATACCCGCATTCAGCGGTGCTACTATCACAGATGTGGCCGCTTCAGCAGACACAGCTCCCGACGAAATCTCAGTAAAAGAACCACAAATCGAGGAGACAATCATGTCGGAACACATCGAAGCCGCAGCACCTGAAGCCGCGCCAACCGCACCCACCATTTTCGCATCAGCAAAGAAGGCTCCGCGCCTTCCTTCGGCTGGCGAGTGGATGGCTGCTTTTCACCAGGGCGGAGAAACTTTCGCCAAGGTAAACGCATCGGTCAACGATTGGAAGGCTGAACATCAGTCAACCTACGAAGCAGCTGCTGGCGATGTGGCTACCACGAACACGCCCGGCTTGCTCCCAGTTCCCGTTTTGGGCCCGCTCGTGCAGAACATCAATTTCGTCCGTCCAGTCGTCAACCGTCTTGGCGCTCGCGCTTACCCGGACAACGGCCAGCAAAAAACGTTCGTGAGACCCACCATCACGACCCATACATCAACGGCCGCTCAATCGGCAGAATTTGATGCAGTGTCCGCAACCACGATGGTGATTGCCTCGAATACGATCAGCAAGACCACCGTTGCCGGTCAGGTTTCGTTGTCAATGCAGGACATTGACTTCACGTCGCCCGCAGCAATGGAACTCATCATGGCTGACCTCATGGGCGAACTCATGCTTAAGACCGACGACATTGCAGCCGATGCACTTCTCACTGCTGCAAACTCATCGGGCGTATGGGATCTCACCGCTGTCGACTTGATGAAGTCGCTTTACGACGCCGCAGTTGACGTCAGCAGTGGCACCAACTTTTTCCCAGACACCTTGTTCGTCTCGCCTGACGTTTGGGGCCAATTGGGACAGGTTGTTGACTCCAGCAACCGTCCACTGTTCCCGTATGTCGGTGCACCTGGTCTCGCAGGACAGAACGCAATGGGTGGCGGAAACGCAACCACTTGGGTTGGGTCCAACCCGCTCGGACTTGAAATTGTCGTAGACAGTAACTTCGCTGCAAAGACCATGATTGTTACTAACGCTTCCAAAGCATTCGAGTACTACGAATCAGTACGCGGAATCTTGAGCGTTGAGCAGCCTTCCACCCTCAGCCGTTTGTTCTCGGTTCACGCTTACTGCAGCACCTTCGCCGCAGTTAGCTCCATGATCCGCAAGATCACACAAGCCTGATCGGGGGTCGCTATGGCAGCGACTTACACAATCCAGACAGCGGTAATCGTTCCAGGCTATGTCACCGTAACAACGCTGACACCAAACGAAATCGTCGTCGGTGCATCCATAACCGTCGCCAATGCTGGGGCCGCATACAACGGAGTAAAATCTGTTTATGCGATGCCTCAGTATTTGCCAGTTAATGTTGACACCGAAGGTCTTATCGAATACGACACTTCGTACCCACTGGAAAACGCAGTCATGTGGGCAGACACACAAACGCCTGACGAGTTACACGCTCAAGCCGGCACGATTACTTTTGAGCAACTTTGCACTTGGGTGACAGGGCCAAATATCGCCACTTATCTCGGCATTACAACCGCTGGTGACGAGACAGCGTTTTTGGTTCAGTGTGCAGCTGCCGCTAATGCGTTCTGTTTTAGGCGTCGTCAAGAATCGTCGTACATTGATTCGCTTAGTACTTCACCTGGCGGAGATGTCACCCTCGGAACTTTAATGTATGGGTCGGCTTTGTACAGACAAAGGGGGAGCGTAGACCAGTTCGCGTCGTTCACTGACATGGCGTCAGCGCCCGTTGTGGGGCTCTCAGGCATCGTCAAACAGTTGTTAGGTATAAACAGACCACAGGTCGCCTAAAATGGCTTACACGGACTTTCTAAACGAGGCGCTAGATGATCTGGTCAGTACTCTGCAAACTATTCCGGACCTTAGGGTGGTTAACGATCCTCGCAATATCGCTCCACCTTGCGCTTTTGTGGATGCTCCGACCATCGAGTCGTTCAA